CAAAGTTGATAGAACTATTGAGAGTACCACCGATATCCATTACAGCGTTATCACCGGGTTTAAGACTTACGAGGAAACTGTCTAAATTACCGCCAGTGAAGTGTTTGCGTGTATCAGTAGGTGGGGGAGTAGAAACTCTAAGTGACTCTAAGCTTACATATGCATTCCACCAATTAGTGTGAGACTTCGGGGGAGGCCATATGTTATTACAACCCTGCGTTGTCCCTTTAAGCTGCTTCTCGATATAGTCAATATCCGAGTTACTCATTTGTCGTATCCTAACTCTTTGGCCGTATTGACTAGGATATCGTACAATTGGTCGCTCATATCGAAACGTGCCTGATTGTGCTTTAAGCCTTCCATGAAGTCGTTACCCTTACCACGTTCGCTAGCAGCTTTCCAATCGCAGAACATTTCGATAACGTCCATCAGACTCATCCCATTTAAGCCGTTCTCGTAATATTCCGGGTGATGGGTATTGTTAGCGTAATGGTGATCTATAATCGGACGAATAGCCCTGAGACTAGCTCTATACTCTTCTGAGCCGTAAGTCAGTCCTGCCAACTTAGGCGTAGCTTCGTCCCAACCAGCTTTCTCGGGATCAGCTAGTTTACTGTTATCATGCACAAGGCCGCGCCGAGTGAGGTTAATCTTAACTGCTGCTAACAACTCATCTACGCGATCAATGTGCTTGTTAGTTTCGACTGTGCTATCGTAGTCTCTTATTATATCGTCAGGTTCAATAGCCATATTCTTCCATCATTTTTCTCTCCCTTGCTGTCTTTGAACGTATGTAGCTAGTCCACACGATCCGCGCTCCTAGAATCTTTTTAGTCCGCACTCTGTGGTGCTTGTTGCAGTAAAAATACCTGTGCCCGTAGATACCGAACGCGGGTATCGAAATACCTATACTCATTAGGTAAGGCTTGAAGTTAGGCCGCTGACTCATAACCAAGTTCATTGTATTGGAATCCTGGGCCGAATTGAAACCAATGCAACAGATGACGTGCAGCGTCATTACTGTGCGGTCTACCTTCTTTGAAGATGTTGTCTGTTTTCAATCGTTTGTCAGTAAAGTAACCACCGATGACAGCAGGCATTTGTGCAACTAAAGGTTTAGCAGGGTCCATATGCATTTGATGCCATAGATTCGTGACTCCGATTAACTCACGACTAAACAGTTCAAGTCCTGCTCTTGCTCTATTGCGGTATTCAAAACGTTCTGTAATTAAGAAGTCCGGGTTGTAATCTTCAAAGAATCCCCATAGTTCTAGGTGTGACCATTTCTCCTGCCCCGTCACTACAAGCATCTTACCCTCAAACGTAATTTGCCCAATTGCGTACCCTGTTGTAATTCCTGGGTCTAATGCAATTACGCGCATTATCGACATAACCGAGGCTCTGAGAGGCACGGAGAACCGTACCTATTTTGACGCGAGGGATTGTACCGATTTGCGCTCGCCTGGTCTGAGGGTATCGTAAGCGTAGCTCTAGGGGTATCCTCGCCCGACTTAACTCCGTCGCATGTACGACGATTTGGCGCTGTTAGCAGCATTCTCTATACCTTCGATTTAATAGGTTCATTAGAGGTATAACGTTGAAGAGTGATAGTCAGATTTTCGTGTTCTTCAAAACAACGAGTGATAGCGTAGTTCATAGGCACACGTGAATTACCGACTTCTAACACCTTATCATCAGTCTTGATCTCCCAATAGACCTTTTCGTAAACCCTATGTCTATGGTAGTTAAGCTTGTGACCCTTCTTCATAGTACAAGGCCCACCGGGCGCAGTTTCACCACATAACTCAGTTGGCATCTATAGTCCTGTAGCTACTAGTACCATTCATTTCAATCCTAGTCTTAAGTTCATCGACTAGTTCCATTGTTGTAGCACAACCAAGATTAGGTGTGTTATCTATTTTCTCTACTTCATCTACGATAGCGTAAGCTAGCTTTTCATCCATAACAAGATGTTCTGTATCAGGATGACACCACCCTCTAGCTACTGCACCTACTAACTCTTTACGAATCATGCCGCAATCAACTCCATCTCGTAATCTTCCAAGGCTCCCCAATTAGGTCCGACCGATATATCTGCACTAAATGGTATATCATCGGAATCCCAACCTAGTTGCTTAATCGGTTGTAATGCCATATTCTCAGTCATCAGCCTTGCGACTCTATCAACCTCCCCAATTGGTACGTCAGCCACGATACTATCATGCACGGTAGCCACAACACGAACGCCAGAATCGACAAGATCGCATAGACTACTAATAGTAAGCCAAGCAGCAATGTTCTGAGGAAGAGCATTAACAGCCTCACGCTTAACATCGTTGATGTTGTCGTTCGTGATAAGGGAAAACCTCCGCTTGTGTCCAAAAGGTGATCGTATATACCCGTCTTTGATTGCTCGTCCTTGGAGGTCAATAGTCCACTCCCTTAATTCGGTGAATTCATCCCACCAACTATTGATATAGTTCTGGGCCTCTGTCTCGTCCATATGATACATCTGTGCGAATGCTTTAGCACCTTGTCCGTATGTCACACCGAAGTTAATATTCTTCGATTTCACGTATTGTTCGTAGGTGTATTCTTCTCCATAGAACGCTGCTGCTCTTTCTTTATGCAACGATCTACTAGAGTCCCTATAGATAGCGAGTAGATTAGCGTCGCCAGATAGCTTAGCACAAGTGCGTAGCTCAGCTTGTGAGTAATCCGCGCTAACGATAACACACCCATCAGAAGCAGTAAAGAGAGTACGAATACCTGGAATTTCAGCATAACCCTCTCTGGCGATATTTTGTAGATTAGGGTCATTACTACTAGAACGGCCAGAGACGGTTCCACAAGGATTAAAACGACAGTAGAGTTTGCCATCACGCTTTGTCCTTATCGCTAGACCTTCGAGATAGTTCCCACGAAGTTTAATGATCTTCGCGTATTGTGCATGTGCTTCCGCGAATCGCAGTAACTTCTCTTTGTGTCCTATCTTACAAGTTGTACGACCCTCAAGTATCTCTTCACGTATCTCTTTGCCTGTAGATCGTGCAAACTTCTTCTTACCCATATCACGCAGCTTATGCTTAAGCCCATTGTCGTCGTAATACACCACAGAGAGTTGCTTAGGTGAATTAGGATTAAGCAGCGCATGACCACTTACTTCGCGTAAGTGATTTGTTAGGTTAATCGTCGCCGGTATTGCTGCACGATCATTGATGTTACATGCTTCCTCAATGTCGTAGTTAAAGCCATTAAGCTCTACAGTCGTAAACCTTTCACTGGCGTAGAGCAAACGTTCGTAGAGTGTTCTAACCTCGCCGCCTCTATCTGTGTCCAGTTTGGGATCAAGAAGATCATAAAGCTGAACTGTTCCGGCTGTGTCCCAACCGTTGTATTTGTAGAGTTCACGTTCACTACTTATCTTTTCCTGTGGGGTTTTTCCAAAGAACTCCCCGGTTTTCTTAAATGATTTAACTGATGCTGGCTCATAGTCGGGCCATGCAAAACGTGTACTGAGTAGATACTCTAAGGAATGATACCCAGGTCTTTCATCCAAAGCGTAGGACTGTAAGAATGTATCTTCATCAACTCGTCCACCGATTCCCGACAATCGAAGTACCTTGGTGTCAGCTTTACCGTTGTGCCAAACGAATCGGATATCAGTTCGCTCATAAAAAGATTTGAGCAATCCTCTGGATTCAGTTCCCTCAGCAATTCCTTCTCTACCGAAGACAACAGACTTACGACCGTCTTTAGAAAATCCTGCACACGTAATCTCGTTATTGGTAGATCGCCACTCAAGGTCGGAACCGATAAGATCAAACTCGGTATTGTTCCATCTTTCAAGAACAGCTGATACTCTAGCTGGGTCATTTATAATCTCCACATCAGGAAATACTGCTGGCGGTGGTGGATCAAAAGCACGTCTAAAGTCATCCACCATATCCGGGTAACTATCTGCATCACGTATTACAAGTGCGGGATTTGTTGTTGCGATAACTCGTTGTCTAATTCCCGACACAGAAGATCGGTAATGTACATACGGTCTTGCAGAAGATACTGCTCTATACTTGGTGAGTCGAGTAATTGCTTCAACCCCTGCTGCGAGTACAAGTTCACAATTTGCGATTTCCGATTCCAAGCGAGCCGAACACGCTTGTATCGCCTCAGTAGGTGGATCATCAGTCTGGCAGAGTACCACATTTGTAGTAATGACTTCATTTCGCTCCACTCCATAGAGAGCTAGTAAATGCTCTAGAACAGGTTTCGTACCATTAGGGTTAGCAAATGGTTTGCCAGCCATTGCATCATACTTACCGGGCGATCTACTTACGAAAGCTATCCTACTCTCTGGATTGCCATTAGTGGGCGCACATTTAGCCCCCTGCAAAGGGCATTTTTCACACTCAGCTAGGGGATGCTTACGTTCTATAGTATTTCTCCGTGAGGACCAAGCAACCTCTTATCTGGAGTTGCGATCTTCTGCTTGATAAACGCAGCCTTAACAGCATCTTCGTTGTTAGCACGCATTTCCTGCATTGCTTCAAGCTTATTAGCGCGGAACTTTTCATCAAGTTCGTCAAGAGTACAGATACCAGCTTCAATGAGAAACTCCTGCATAGTAGCTAGACGGATTCTCTCATCAAAAATGTTAACCTGGATACCATTCACTTGACCTGCAATACACGTAGGAACTCCGTGAAATGACATACCAATACGTGCCCAAGCTCTAGCCTCATTCATTAGCAGAACTTCGGATTCACCAGGCATCCAAGAGTCACAAGACTCATCACAGTATGGAGCATGTGTTACATCTTGGCTACACGCGAAAACTACTGGACGATCAGTTTCACTCCACTTAATGTCAGCAGGAATATTACTGTCGCTATTCCCATTACTGTTCTTAAACGTACCAGGCACCTTCGACATTAGAATTCCACCGCCTTTATCAAGAGTCCACGACCTTTCTTAGTAATCTCAGCAAGTCCTCT